TATCTCTGAGAATGTGACCATCTACTCCCCAATCACAAAACAATACTTTAAAAACGGAGATATGATATCCATTAACAAGGTGGACATTCCACACTATAATGTATTGGTTACAAAAGTATTTACGGGAGACAAATCGGATAACATTGATGGTATTCAGGGACTTGGTGAAAAAACTTTAGTTAAGTTATTCCCTCAATTGCAGGAGAAACCATGCACTATCGAAGAAATCTTGGATTATGCACGAAATATCCCGCAAGACAAACCTTCAAAAACATTGACAAATCTTTTGACAGGCAAAACAAAATCAACTATATTTGGAGAAGAGTTTTATAGAACAAACAAAAAGATAGTCGACCTTACAAACCCTTTAATTACTGAGAATGTAAAAGAATTAGTTGAACAAATTTTGAACGATACAATAGACCCAACGGACAGGGGTTATAAGAATCTGATGAGGATGATGATGGAGGACGGTCTATTTAAGTATCTACCCAAAGACAATGAGGCTTGGGTCAATTTCCTCAAACCCTTTATGAAATTAACAAGAAAAGAAAAAAGAAATACAAACAAAAATTAAATTATGAAAGAGCAAGACAGCACCAAAATGGAATTCTTACTTACGTTGAACGACAACATTGTTGTCCAAAGATTCTTTAATGTTCGAGGGTATAACCCAAAAGCAAAAAATTCTTTGGAGTTATACGATTTTGTTAAACGACTTAAAGAAGAACTTGAGTACAATCTTAAAATGAAGACAGTTGTTTACATGATGGACAACCGAGATGCTATTTTAGCAGACCCCGCAATTATGGACACATCGTTCACCGATGACAAGGAAGAGTTCAACATTTTTGTAAAAATTGGAGAGCAGACAATTTGTCATAGAAATTTTGATGGAAAATTGTTCCCGCCAAAAGTTCGTTATACGGTTGATGTACGACCATTTTTAAAAGACGTTCTCCGAGAATTAACTGACATTTTTTCAGGTCAAAAATTATCTTTTGATTATTTGAACTTTGACCTAAACAAGTGAATATTTAATAAAACAGACGAACGAAAAAATACAATATGAACAAGAATTTTGATTACTTAGGAAACACATTTCAAATACAGCTTTTAAACCAAATTGTCGTCGATAAAGAATTTTCGGCGTCGATTATGGACGTAATCGAGAGTTCATATTTTGACAACAAATACTTCAAGATTATCTTGCAAATGATTAAGGAGTATCACGTAAAGTACCAATCAACGCCAAATTTTGACACACTCGAACAGATTGTTAAATCTGAGATTTCACAAGAGTTAGTTGCAAAAATTGTCCTTGACACTATCAAACAAGTAAAAGACGCACCATTTGAAGGGACTCAGTTCGTTCAAGAGAAAGCGTTGAAGTTCTGTAAACAACAAGAACTTCAGAAGGCGATGGACAAAGCCCAAAAAATCATTACGGAAGGTGACTTTGAATCTTATGATAAGGTTGAAGGTTTGGTCCGTGAAGCTCTTCAGGTTGGGGAAAGAGATACAGGTACAACTGATATCTTCTCTAATCTTGACACAGTTCTTGATGAAGACTTCCGTCATCCAATTGCAATGGGAATACCAGGAATTGACCGACTACTTAAAGGTGGTTTGGCAAAAGGAGAAATTGGTGTTATCTTAGCACCTACAGGTGTCGGTAAAACTACCATCCTTACAAAGATTGCGAATACTGCGTTTAATCTTGGTTATAACGTCCTTCAAATATTCTTTGAGGATAACCCAAAGATTGTACAACGTAAACACTTCACACTTTGGACTGGTATTGAACCTGACAACTTGGTAAAACACAAAGATGAGGTCATGGCTAAAATTACAGAAATCAAAGAAACGATGAAGAACGAGTTAATCTTGAAAAAACTTCCATCGGATTCTATGTCCATGAATCAAATCAAAAACCAAATCAGAAAAATGATTGCTGATGGTACAAAGATTGACTTGGTTCTTTTAGACTATATTGATTGTGTGGTTCCTGAAAGTTCGAGTAAAGATGAATGGAAAGCTGAGGGTTCAGTGATGAGAGGTTTTGAGGCGATGTGTCACGAACTATCATTAGTTGGATGGACAGCAACACAGGGTAACAGAAGCTCTATATCTTCTGAGGTTGTTACCACCGACCAGATGGGTGGTTCTATTAAGAAAGCACAAGTTGGACACGTTATCATTTCTGTGGCTAAAACTTTACAACAAAAAGAAATGAACTTGGCAACCATCGCCATCACCAAATCACGTATTGGTAAAGATGGGGTTGTATTTGAAAACTGTAAGTTTAACAACGAATTATTAGAAATTGATACTGATTCGTCTGTAACATTCTTAGGTTTTGAAGAACAACAAGAAGAAAGAAAAAGAGACAGAGTTAAGGAATTGCTAGAAAAGAAAAAACAAAGAGAGCAACAACAACAACAATCGTAAAAAAACACAATTTAAAATTATGGAAAAAATATTAATAGAGAACCCTAATAGGTTTGTTATCTTCCCAATTCAACATAACGACATATGGGAGTATTACAAAATGCATCAAGCGGCTTTTTGGACGGCAGAAGAAATTGACTTGACAAACGACATCAGAGATTGGAATAATCTCTCAGAGAATGAACAATATTTTATTAAGAATATTCTATCATTCTTTGCGGCATCTGACGGTATTGTCAATGAAAACTTGGCTGAAAACTTTTATCGTGAAGTACAATACCCTGAAGCGAAGTTCTTCTATGGTATGCAATTGGCGATGGAGAACATCCACAGTTTGATGTATTCACTTCTTATTGACACTTACATCTCAAGTGAGGAAGAAAAGAATTTATGTTTCACAGCATTGGACAACTTACCAGCAGTTCAAAAGAAAGCTAAATGGGCTTTGGATTGGATTGAAAAGGCATCGTTCCAAGAAAGATTGGTTGCGTTTGCGGCGGTTGAAGGTATCTTCTTCTCAGGTTCATTCTGTTCAATCTTTTGGTTGAAATCAAGAGGTATCATGCAAGGTTTGTGTAATGCAAATTCTCTTATCTTTAAAGATGAAAACTTACACTGTGACTTCGCAATTCACCTTTTAAATAATCACGTTGAAAACAAACCAAGTGAAAAAAGAATCAGAGAGATTTTATTATCGGCGTTGGAAATCGAAAAAGAATTTATCACCGAGTCATTACCTGTATCTTTAATTGGTATGAACTCAAACTTAATGAAACAATATCTTGAGTTTGTTGTTGATGGATTGTTGGTTAAATTTGGTTGTAAAAAAGAATTCAATGTTGAACAACCATTCAAATTCATGGAACAAATTGCTGTTGAGACTAAAGGTAACTTCTTTGAGTCAAGAACAGTTGAGTATCAAAAAGCTAAATTAAATGAAACAATTTCCTTCGAGGAAGATTTCTAATCTAAAACAATATGATGTCATTAAAAATTAAAAAAAGAAATGGTGAGGACGTATCATTCAATCCTCAAAAAATCTATAATCGAGTTAAACGTGCTGCTAAAGGTTTGAACGTAAACTCTGATGAAATATTCATCAAGGTTATTACGTCAGTACCAACTGAAGGACTTATCACAACTAAAGAGTTGGATAAGTTGGTTTATGAAATTGCTGCGGCGTACACTGGTAGTCATCACGACTACTCAAGACTTGCATCGTCGGTTGCAATTTCTTCTTACCACAAAGAAACCAATGATAGTTTCTGTGAGACTATTATGGAATTACATTCGACAGGTGTAATTAACGACAAGTTAATTGAAATCATGAATGAGTACGGTCACGATAAAATTGATGCGGTAATCAATCATGAGAACGATTACAACTTTGATTACTTTGCTTGGCGTTCATTACAAGAGATGTACTTGTTGAAGACACCTCAAGGTAAAGTAATTGAAAGACCACAACACATGTATATGAGAGTTGCGTTGTGGGTTACAAAATCATTTGAACAAGCGGTCGAGTATTACCACTCATTGTCTAATCAACTCATTTCACCAGCTACACCAATCATTATCAATTCAGGAACCAAAGTTCCTCAGTTGGCGTCTTGTGTATTACACTACAACAATGATGATTCACGTAATGGTTTATTACATACCTTGAATGATATATCAACATATTCTTCAGACGCGGCAGGTATTGGATTAGCAATGTCTAATATCAGAAGTAAAGAAAGTCGTATCAATTCGTCAGGTGGATTTGCAGGTGGATTGTTAAAGTATTTGAAAATTGTTAATGAGTCATTAAGATTCTTTAACCAACAAGGAAGACGACCTGGTAGTGCGGCTATCTACATTGAACCATGGCACAAAGATGTTATGGACCTATTGGATATCAAAAAGAATACAGGTGCTGAAGAATTGAGAGCAAGAGATTTGTTCACGGCTCTTTGGATTCCTGATAACTTCATGAGAGCGGTAAGAGAAAGTAGTGATTGGTATTTGTTCTGTCCTAACGACATTATCAAAGCGGGTATTAAACCACTTCAAGAATGTTATGGTGATGAGTACGAAACAAATTACAACAAAGCGGTTGAGTTAGGTCTTGGTAAAAAAGTTAAAGCTCAAGACGTTTGGACTAAGATTATCGAATCACAAGTTGAAACTGGTGTTCCTTACTTATGTTCTAAAGACAATGCTAACAAGAAAACTAACCATCAGAATATAGGTGTGATTAAACAATCAAACCTTTGTAATGAGATTTACCAATACACCGATGAGAAGACTACAGCAATCTGTACATTATCTTCAATGGTATTGAAAAACTTTATTAATAAAGGTGAGTTTAATTTCGACTTACTTTATAATGAGGTGAGAAAAGTTGTTAGAGCTCTTAACAAAGTTATTGACATTAACAGTTACTCAACTGAAAAGGGTAGAAAAGGTGGATTGGACCAAAGAGCAATTGCAATTGGTACTCAAGGATTGGCTGACGTATTCTATTTGATGGATTACATCTTTACATCAGAAGAAGCTAAGAAATTAAATAAAATGATTTTTGAAACAATCTACTTCGCAGCTATCACTGAAAGTATGGAGTTGTGTAAGTCAGGTGAATACAAACCTTACGCTCACTTTGAAGGTTCACCAATGTCAAAAGGTATATTCCAATTTGATATGTGGGGATTGGATTATGAAGGATTAGGTGGTTTATGGGATTGGGATAGTCTTAAATTAGAAGTATCTAACCATGGAGTATGTAACTCATTATTTACGGCTCAGATGCCTGTGGCGTCTTCGGCGAAAATTACAGGTTCATATGAAATGACAGAACCAGCTCACTCAGCAATCTTTAACAGACGAGTTGTTGGTGGTGAAATCATGATTGTAAACAAATACTTAATTAACGACTTTGAAAAGATGGGTATTTGGTGTGAGGATTTGAAAAATGAAATCATCTTAAATGAAGGGTCAATTCAAAACATCAACTTCAACAACTACCTTGATACTGAAGACAAAAACTATACTAAGAAAGTTAAAAGAATTGAACACTTGATTAGTAAGTACAAAACAATTTGGGAGATTTCACAAAGAGAATTGATTAACATGGCTGCTGATAGAGCACCGTTTATTGACCAATCACAATCAATGAACATTTACATGGCTAATCCAACATTGTCTAAGATTACCTCATCACACTTCCACTCATGGGAAAAAGGTTTGAAGACATTATGTTATTATGTTAGAACTAAAGCGATTTCAACAGGAGCTAAACACTTAGCGGTTGACATATCAAAAGTACAACAACCTAAAGTTAAAGTTGAAACACCTAAAGTTGAGTTACACGAACTAACACAGAAACCTGAAGACAGTCCTTTTGAATGTTTTGGATGTAGTTCCTAATTTGAAAATCCCGACACAATCGGGATTTTTCATTTTTAATCTATTTAAAGAAAAATAGATAGCATTATATTTATTATTATGGCAGATGGAATTACTTATGGTATAAATTTTCCCTTTAGGGATTCTAGACGTGGTGATTATTTAGAACTTACAGAATTAGAATCTCAGGAAATTAAAGCCGACTTGATACATTTATTATTAACAAGAAAAGGTTCAAGATATTACTTACCTCAATTTGGTACAAGACTATATGAATTCCTTTTTGAGCCATTTGATGGTTTAACATTTAATGCGATTGAATCCGATATTAGAGATGCAATTGAAACATTTATGCCAAACTTGTTGGTTAATAGTTTAAGTATCACACCAGCAGACGCCCAAGAAGAAGTTGATATTGCAACAGGACAAAATATCGTAGGTTCAAGTGAATCATCAATTTACAGATTTCCTGGTAAAGGTACATCTGAATATACTGCAAAAATAAGATTAGATTACTCAACCAACGGGTCAACATACGGACAGAGTGATTTTGTAATTATCAATATTTAATATAAATGGCAAATAATAGAATATCGTACGCTACTAGAGATTATCAGTCAATTAGAACTGAACTCTTAAATTATACAAGAACATACTATCCTGACTTAATTCAGGATTTTAATGATGCATCGGTATTCTCAGTATTTATCGATTTGAACGCAGCAATTGCGGACAACTTACATTACAACATCGACCGAAGTGTACAAGAGACAGTATTACAATATGCACAACAAAGGTCATCCATTTACAATATAGCCCGAACTTATGGTTTAAAATTGCCAGGACAAAGACCATCGGTCGCCTTAGTTGATTTTTCAGTTACGGTTCCTGCATTTGGTGATAAAGAAGATGAGAGATATCTTGGTACTTTATTAAGAGGTTCACAAGTTGTTGGTGCGGGGGTTGTATTTGAAAATGTTTATGATATTGATTTTGCGTCACCGTACAACGCTCAAGGTTTCCCAAATAGATTGAAGATTCCTAATTTTAATTCTAACGGAATACTTGTTAACTACACAATTACAAAAAGAGAAATTGTTGTTAATGGAATTACCAAAGTATTCAAAAGAGTTATCAGTGCAAATGATGTTAAACCCTTCTTTGAATTGTTCTTACCTGAAAAGAATGTGTTAGGTATTACAAGCGTGTTATTAAAAAACGGAACTCAATATACAAACATACCAACCACAGCCGAATTTTTAGGTGCTGAGAATAGATGGTACGAGGTGGATGCATTGGCTGAAGATAGAGTGTTTATTGAAGACCCGACCAAAGTCTCAGACCAACCTGGTATCAAAGTAGGTAGATATATTCAAACACAAAATAGATTTATTACTGAATATACTCCTGAAGGATTTAAGAAAATGACTTTTGGTGGTGGTACGAACACTGCTCAAGACCAATTGAATCAATTCACGACTTTAGGTACAACATTAGAATTACAAAAGTATTCAAATAACTTCTCATTAGGTTCAACACTAACACCTAATTCAACATTGTTTATTCAATATAGAGTTGGTGGTGGTTTGGCGACAAACTTGGGAACTAATGTAATCAATCAGATTGGTACGGTATCTTTCTTTGTTAATGGTCCTTCAGAAACAACAAACTCTGCGGTAATCAACTCATTAAGATGTGTTAACGTAACTGCCGCGGTAGGTGGAGCAGGACTTCCATCATTAGAGGAAATTAGAAATTATGTATCATTTAACTTTGCGGCTCAGAAAAGAGCAGTAACAGTACAAGATTATGAATCAATCATTAGAAACATGCCAGCTCAATTTGGTGCACCTGCAAAGGTATCCATTACTGAAAACGACAATAAAATTTTAATTCAAATATTATCTTATGATACGTCAGGTAAATTAACAAATATTGTGTCAAAC